GCTGGTGATGTAGAGTTTGCTGTGACGCTAGATCTTGTTGAGCGATCAGCAGGATTCAATAACTTCGACTGATATGGTTATCGTCCTCGGCGCAGATTGGTGTAAGGGCTGTAAGGCTATTAGAACCAAGCTGACCAAATACGACATTGACCATAAGTATGTAAAAATACCGCCGGGGCAGGCTGGCTGGGACATGGTTGAGACACTAACAGGCCGCAGGGCAGTACCAGCGGTGATGTATAAATTTAACTCTCCTGTTGAGCTAAACGGAATGCTTGCAGAGGCAGGCGCTACCGAGCGGGAGCTAACCGAAGAAGAGTTAGACGAACTTGACTGACTTAAACATTGAACTACTGCCATGGCAACAAAAGGTCTGGGCAGACGATACGCGCTTTAAAATTGTAGCGGCAGGAAGGCGTACCGGTAAATCCAGACTAGCCGCGTGGATGTTAATAGTAAATGCTTTGCAGGCCGATAGGGGACACGTATTTTATGTTGCTCCAACACAAGGACAAGCCCGGGACATCATGTGGCAAACCCTTTTGGAGCTTGGGCATCCTGTTATTGCTGGCAGTCATATCAACAACTTGCAAATCAAGCTCGTCAACGGAGCAACTATTAGTCTCAAAGGTGCCGACCGACCCGAGACAATGCGAGGTGTCAGCCTTAAGTTTTTAGTAATGGACGAATACGCCGACATGAAACCAGAAGTATTCGAGCAGATCCTTAGACCCGCCTTAGCGGATCAAAAGGGATGTGCGATGTTCATTGGAACACCAATGGGAAGGAATCATTTTTATGAACTGTATAAATATGCGGAGTTAGGCGATGATGAAACGTACCGTGCTTGGCACTTTACTTCTTACGACAATCCATTACTGGATGCAGACGAAATTGACATTGCTAAACGCTCTATGTCGTCTTATGCGTTTAGGCAAGAATTTATGGCGAGCTTTGAAGCGCGTGGGTCAGAGATGTTTAAGGAGGATTGGGTTGTCTTTAGTGAAGATAAGCCGGATGTAGGAGACTACTACATTGCAGTTGACTTGGCGGGTTTTGAAGAGGTCAACAAAAAGAAAACAAAAAACACGAAACTGGACGATACGGCGATTGCCGTTGTCAAGGTCAGCCCTAACGGTTGGTACGTTGATAATATTATCTACGGACGCTGGAGCCTTGACGAGACAGCGGCCAAGATATTTCAAGCCGTCAGGGACTACAAACCAGTCAGTGTTGGAATCGAAAGAGGCATTGCAAAACAGGCGGTGATGTCTCCGTTGGCTGATCTTCAAAAAAGATATGGTACTTTTTTTAGAGTTGAAGAATTAACTCACGGTAACAAGAAGAAAACAGATAGAATCATGTGGGCGTTGCAGGGTCGTTTTGAAAACGGCTTTATTACGCTAAACAAGGGGGAATGGAATTCTAGATTCCTTGACCAATTGTTTCAGTTCCCTGATCCTTTGACACACGATGACTTGGTTGATGCGCTCGCGTATATTGACCAGCTGGCTAACGTAGCGTACGACTACGAATATGAAATCGAAGACCACGAAATTTTAGATGTGGTAGCAGGGTACTAATATGAGCGAACTTTACGAATCAGACCCAATCATAATTGAAGAATCAATTGAAGGTTGGGTCATAACTAAATGTGAGGATTGGCGCGACTACTATGAGTCGAATTACGAAAGCCGTTTTGAAGAGTATTACAGACTATGGCGAGGAATATGGGATCCTGCTGATAGCGAGCGTCGCTCTGAGCGTTCCCGTATTATCTCTCCTGCACTTCAGCAAGCCGTTGAGTCTAATGTAGCAGAGCTTGAGGAAGCAACCTTTGGCCGAGGAAAGTGGTTTGACGTCTCTGACAACATGGGAGACACCGAGCGCCAAGATGTTCTGTTTCTACGCAACAAGCTAACCGAAGACTTTGAAGACTGCATGGTCCGAAAGGCCGTAGCTGAGTGCCTGATAAATGCCGCTGTATTCGGTACAGGCATCGGCGAAGTTGTCATCGAAGAAATGAAAGAAATGGTGCCAGCGACTCAGCCCATCATGGATGGCGACCTTCAGGCCGTGGGCATTAACGTTACTGAGCGAGTCAAGGTAAAACTGCGTCCTATTCTGCCGCAGAACTTTTTGATTGATCCTGTGGCAACTAGCGTGGATGAAGCGTTGGGTGTGTGCATTGATGAGTTTGTTAGCAAACACCATGTAGAGCAACTTCAAGAGCAGGGCATTTATCGTGATGTGTATGTTGGCCCAGCCGCGCCAGATACCGACCTTGAGCCAGACCAAGACATTACGATTTATAACGACGACAAGATCCGCCTAACCAAATACTACGGACTTGTGCCTCGCGAACTCTTAGCGGAGGCGATGGAAGATGATGTCGAAGAAGAAGGCAAGTACGTTGAAGCCGTAGTTGTCATTGCGAATGGTGGCATCCTTCTGAAGGCAGAGGCCAATCCATATATGATGCAAGACCGTCCGGTTGTTGCGTTCCCATGGGACGTAGTGCCAGGGCGATTTTGGGGACGTGGCGTATGTGAGAAAGGATACAACTCACAGAAGGCGCTCGATACAGAGCTACGTGCACGTATCGACGCACTAAGCCTAACGATTCATCCAATGATGGCTATCGATGCAACTCGACTACCACGCGGTGCAAAGCCCGAAGTACGACCCGGCAAGATGGTTCTAACCAATGGCGATCCACGCGAGGTGTTACAGCCCTTTAACTTTGGGCAGGTTAGCCAGATTACGTTTGCTCAGGCTGGTGCGTTACAGCAAATGGTACAGCAGGCAACAGGCGCAGTAGATTCTGCGGGTATCGCAGGTAGCGTAAACGGTGAGGCTACAGCGGCAGGTATCAGTATGTCGCTGGGTGCTATTATCAAACGGCACAAACGCACACTAATTAACTTCCAGCAGTCATTCTTGATTCCTTTCGTGAAGAAAGCCGCATATCGCTATATGCAGTTTGATCCCGAAAATTATCCCGTTGCTGATTACAAGTTTAACGCTAGTAGCACGCTGGGCATTATCGCTCGGGAATACGAGGTTACTCAGCTAGTTCAGTTGCTCCAGACAATGGGGCAAGAGTCTCCACTTTATCCGACGTTGGTTCAGAGCATTATTGACAACATGAACTTGTCAAATCGCGAAGAGCTTCTCTCGGCAATGTCGCAGTCGCTTCAGCCTAATCCACAGGCTCAGGAAGCGCAGATGGCAGTACAGCAGGCTCAGGTTGAGTTTCAGCAGTCGCAAACTAATGCGCTTAATGCTCAGGCTCAAGAGTCTAACGCACGAGCTACTAAGTTGGCGGCAGAAGCTCAAGCCGTTCCTGCGGAACTGGAGATTGATCGAATTAATGCGATTACGAGAAATCTTAAAGAGGGAGATCAAGACGACAAAGAGTTTGAGCGTCGCATGAAGGTAGCCGAAACACTTCTGCGTGAGCGAGAAGTTGCGGCCAAAGAGCAGGGTAATCAGCAGATAGAGCAACGTGCAAACGAAACTCGGGAAGCTGAGCAAATGTTGATGCAACGCCTCGGTCAAGAATGAACGTGGATTTAAAGCTTACCGCTATCTACGACAAACTACTGTCTAAGATACAGGCAGTAGAGGCGATTCGTGGAGAAAAGGGAGACAAAGGTGATCCCGGCCCACAAGGGGTAAAAGGAGAAACCGGAGAAACCGGAAAAACCGGCCCTGCGGGTAAAACTGGTAAGGACGGTAAAGACGGCAAGGACGGAGCCGATGGCGCTGATGGGGAGCAAGGCGTAGGTGTCGAGGATGCAAACGTAGACTTTGACGGCCATCTTGTATTAACGCTAACCAATGGCGATGAGATAGACGCCGGATCTGTTAAGGATATTAACGAGGCCCAAGCGCCTAACGTCTATAATATCTCTATGGGTAGCATGGCTAGTCGTGCGGATCTTAAGAATGCTACAGCCAAGATTATCTCTAGCAATCACACAACAAGCGGATCTGAGATTCTTAAGGTTACGTCAGGTGTTGTTATCAACCTTAGAGAACATCCGCAGGATCGAGAGACGGTTATTATTAACTGCCGTACCGATGATAGAATAGACATTGTTGGTGAGATTAATATTGTCAATATGTCGTATTATGACGTAGCTCAGTACAATGTCGATGAGTTTGGCGCTAGAAGCATTATCGTAGAGCAGGACGATACGACGTTACACTTGGTATACATCCAAGAATTTAAAGAGTGGTTAGCAATCTAATGAGTTTTATTCCTCAGTCTAGAGCCGACCTTGCAACAGCCACTCCTTTTGCGGTAACTGCTGACCATACAACGTCAGGCACAGAAATCCTTAGATGCAGTGCCGACGTAACAGTAGTACTTAATCAAACACCAAAAGATCGTGAAACGGTGATGG